CCCTTTTGTCGCCCTCTCCAAATCAAACTGGGCAGTTTGGTGGTAAAATAGGATAAAAAACAATGCCAGCACAAAAAATTGCGTCGGAGGTTCACAAACGAAACGGAACCTACAAAAAACATCCGGAACGGGAAAACAAACGCGAACCCAAGGTGCCGCGGGGAGTTCCCAAGCCTGGAAAAAAACTAATTGGTAATAAGGTTGCGCGGGCAAAGCACAAAGAGTTGTCAAAGATTGTTTTGGAAATTGGAATCGAATCGACAATTGACGCCGACGTAATGGATCGGTATTGCTTGGCGTGGGCGAAAATGTGCGACGCGCACGACCGCATTGAGGAACAAGGGTTGATTCTTTCCAAGATTCAAGGCGGGATTGGCGGTTGCGAAGTGTTTTACAGCAATCCGGCAAATCGAGAATATTGGTCGGCAAATGCCGAGTTGAATCGTTTGCAATCCCACTTTGGAATGGGAGCCGGCAACCGTTCAAAATTGCAAGCGCACGTGCAAGAGGAAAGCGACCCGTTTTTAGAGTTCATGGAACGCCAAAAGAATCTCACAAATTGATATGATTCGTGCCAAAACCAACGCCGAACAAGTGGAGGATTACGCCAAAGCAATTGAAACTGGCGAAATTCTAGCTTGCAAAGGAATTAAACAAGCAATCGAGCGTTATAGACGCGATATTGCCGCCGTGGGTTCCGCGGAATTTCCCTATACATTTCACGCGGCACGCGCCGAAATAGCTTGTGATTTTTTTCCGGCATTGTTGAAACACAGCATCGGCGAATACGCAGGGGCGTCGTTTCATTTAGCAGACTTCCAGCGTTTTATCGTTTGGAACCTATTTGGATGGATTCGGGACGACGGGACGCGTCGATTTCGCAAAATGTTTTTAAGCGTTGCAAGGAAAAACGGCAAATCAACGTTTTGTGCGGGTTTGGCCATTATGTTGGCATGTGCGGACGGGGAAGCCGGCGCCCAGGTGTTCATTGGTGCAACCAAAATGGATCAGGCAAAAATCATTTTTCAGGAATCCGGCCGGATGCTTCGGCAATCGCCGGCAATTGCAAAACACGCAACCATTTTAAAAGACAATATTGGTTTTGGCGTTTCAAACTCATTTATTCGGCCGTTGGGTTCCGATAAACCGTTTGACGGTTTGAACCCGTCGGCGGTGTTCTTCGACGAGTTGCACGCGTTTAAACCTCACAACCGCGAGTTTTTTAATACTATGGTCACCGGCTCCGGTTCGCGTCGGCAACCGTTGCAAATTGCAATCACAACGGCAAGCGATGAAAAGGGCTATTTGTACCACGAGGAAGCCGACTATTGCCGCGGTGTTGTCGCCGGTGAGTTTAACGACCACGCGTTATTTGGCATGATTTTTGAGTTGGACGAACACGACGATCCGTTTGACCCGAATTTCGATGTTCAAACGCTTAAAAAATCAAACCCAGGTTTGAACGTGTCGGTTAAACCGGAGTATTTAAAAGCACAGTTGCACGAAGCAATAAACAAACCAGCGGCAAAAAACCGATTTTTGAGGTATCACGGCAACGTTTGCGTTTCGTCATTGTCGAGCGTTATTAACCTGGAGGATTACGACACGGCGGCCGGAGAGTTATCAGATTGGCGGGAAGCCGACGCAATTGGGGCAGGAATTGACCTAGGCGGGCGTGATGACCTTTGCAGTTACGCGTTGGCCGCAAGGTTTAAACATTCAGAGGACAAGGACGGCCGGCCAATTTACCGCTATGAAGTTAAAAGCGTTTCGTTTATCGGTTCCGATTGCCGGCGGGATTTAAACTTGGAACCGTTCGCGGGGTTTGTTCGCGACGGGTTGTTAAACGTGACGCCGTATCCCGTATCGGCATTGCAAGAGCGGTTGATTGAAGATTGTTTGCACTATGGCGTTGAATATGTGGCCTACGATCCTTTCAGCGCGTCGCAATTGTCGGAAAACCTAACCGGTGAAGGTTTAAAGCCGGTAAAATGCCCACAATCGCATTTGCATTTTAACGAGGTAATTGAGGAGTTTTTCCAACAAATTGTTGACGGTAGGTTCAAACCCGATGTTTGTGATAGAATTCTAAAATGGGCGTTTTTAAATATGGGAATGGACGAAAACGCCAAAGGGCAAAAAATGCCGACCAAAGGGAAAAACGCCGAAGATCAAAAGATTGATCCCGGAGTTGCGGCGTTGATGGCGTTGAAAGCGTGCAAGGTTGCACTACCCAAAACAACAGGAAGTTTGATTTTATAGGTTTAAATTATGGCGCTTTGGAACCCGACAACCTGGTTTGACATATTCCGCACCGACAAATACACGGCTCGCGAAGGATGGCGAACCGCGGCGATTTGGTACGGTTTAAATCGGATTTCCGGCAACGTCGGAACGTTAAATTTAGATTTGTACCGCAAAAACGGCGACGAACGGGAAAAGGTTGAGACTGGGATTTCCTACCAATTGTTACGGCGTAGGCCATCTCCGTTATATTCTCCAATGACCTTTAAACAAACGTTAACCTGGCACGCGCTATGGTACGGGGCGGGACGTGCGTTTATACACCGCGACGGCCGAAACAGCGAGTTAATTATTCTTGACCCAGAGGCAACGACAACCGGAATCGTCAACGGTGAAGTTTGGAACGCAACCTACGTTAACCCGGAAGGTAACAGACCAGAAAATCGTTTACAGTTATTTGAAATGATGGCCGAAAACCCAAATTACACGGTTATGATAAAAGACCGTGATTGTTTTAGGCTTACAGGATTTGGCGACGGCATTAACGGAATCCCGCTATTTGAAGCGGCAAAGTTAACTCTTGAGTCGATGTTAGGTGCCGACGTTCGCGGCAAAGATCAAATTACAAAAGGGTTTGTTGGAAAGATACTATTGAACGCACCGGCGGAATCACCTCAATTTAGATCGGCGGAACAGGCAAACGAGTTTCTTGATGATTTTGTAAAAAAGCACGGAGCCGAGGGAGAAAAGCAACAAGTCGGTTTGTTGCGGGGTGGGATTACGGCAACGACTATTTCAACGCAGGATAACAACTCGGCGCAATTCCTCGAAACGCGGAAAATGCTAAATCAAAACGCGGCGTTGTATTTGTTGCTCGAATCAATGTTGGGAACCGATAACAATTCCTCATATAACAGTTTGGAGCAAAAGCAATTGGCCTACCTGCTAAACTGTTTGGAATCGTGGTTAACGCGTTGGCAAGAGGAAGCCGATTATAAATTGTTGAGCGCTACTCAATTTGGTTCCGGCCAGTATTACCATAAGTTTAATACCGCGGCGATGTTGCGAACCGATTTAAACACTACGGCCAGCGTTTACAGTAGCTTAATTAGTTCGCGAATTATTAACCCGAACGAGGCACGCGCCAAGTTGGATATGAACCCATACGAGGGCGGGGATGAGTTTATTAACCCCAACACGACAAGCACCGAGGCACAAACGGCCGGCCAAACTGTTGACCAAAACCCCGACGAGCCGCAAGACGACCGCGCAGCTTCGGCCGTGGCAAGCCGGTTGCAAGTTTTATTGAACCAGGAACAGCGGCAGGTAAACAAACGGTTGAAACGCGGAGAGAGCCTAAAATCTATTGAAAATTGGTATGACGGTTACGCCAACAAATTGGGGGAAGTTATCGAGGGTTTAGGCGGTGACCGTTTGATTGCTCAAAACCATTGCATTGACTCATTAAGGCACGTTGCAAGGCGTCCGGCTAATTTTGACCTAACGGGAACCGCCGAACTACTAACGGAACAGGTGTTAAAGAATGTTTGATTACGACAAAAAAACCGGTGAAATTTGGATATATGACGAAATCACGGCAAGCGGTTCCGGCGGAGTTTCCTCCGGCGATGTTGTCGGGGCAATTAAAGCCATCGGAAACAAAGCGTTAACCGTCCGGATCAATTCGCCAGGCGGTGACGTGTTCGAGGGTTTAGGAATTTACAACGCTTTACAGGAACACCGGCAAGGCGTAACGACCCAAAACGACGCGTTGGCCGCATCAATTGCCAGCGTTATTATGCTGGCCGGCACGGAACGCAAGGCGGCGCCAAACAGTTTTGCAATGATACATCGGCCGTTTTCAATGAGTTGGGGAACCGCAACCGATCTAAGGAAAACCGCGGATTTGTTGGACAACGCCGAGCAAACGTTGGTTAACATTTACACGGAAAAACTAGGTTTAAAAGCCGCCGCAGTTTCGGCAATGCTCGATGATGAAACCTGGTTTAACGCTGACGATCAAATTGAAAACCTTATTGCGACAACAACGAGCCGGCAACAAGCAATTGACGCGGCAGCGGTTCCGGAAAACAGGTTTAAAAAGACGCCGGCTGCATTGGTGCGGAATATGAAAGCGGGGGAGCGAACGGCTTTTTTTCCTAATCGTACAAAAGCCGAACACCGGCTAAAGATATTGCGGGCAAACCGCCGATAAGGTAAAAACAAGTACGCGGCCAGGCTCATTACCTGCAATCTGTTTTCCACTCCGGATTGGTGCCGCGCTTTTATTTCTTTTGGGTGGCAGATTGGAAATTCTATGTTGTTTGATAAGTATT